ATCTAAACCTTCGTGACCCGGAACGGTATATGGCATTACAGCCTGAGATTATGGCAGCATATGCAGAGGGAAGGGTCAGACGTTAAAATCATTCTGAAAGGAAATTATCATGGCACTAGGTACTAACCATGTAACTAACACGACCGCAGCAACCTTTATCCCTGAGTTGTGGTCTGATGAAATTATCGCGGCTTACAAGAAGAACCTTGTTATGGCCAATCTCGTTAACAAGATGTCTTTCAAAGGCAAGAAGGGTGACACCCTGCATATTCCGAAGCCCACCCGTGGCTCGGCGTCTGCTAAGGCTGCTTCCACCCAAGTTACTCTCATTGCTGCCACCGAATCTGAGCAACAGGTTTTGGTGAACAAGCACTATGAGTATAGCCGCTTGATTGAGGACATCACGGAAGCTCAAGCACTGGCTTCGCTGCGTCGGTTCTACACCGATGACGCTGGCTACGCTTTGGCTAAGCAAGTTGACACCGACCTGATTCAGTTGGGTCGTGGCGCTCAAGGTGGCACCGCTGGTGACGCTGACTATGACGCTGCTGTGTTGGGTGGCGACGGTACGACCGCTTATGTTGACGGCACGAATGTGGGCACGGCTCTGACCGACGCTGGCATCCGTAAAGTTATTCAGACGCTGGATGACCAAGACGTTCCGATGGACAGCCGCTACTTGGTTGTTCCCCCGGCTGCTCGTAACACCTTGATGGGTCTGTCTCGTTTCACTGAGCAAGCCTTCGTTGGTGAAGTGGGCGGTGGTAACACCATTCGTAACGGTCAGATTGGTGACGTGTACGGCACGAAAGTGTTTGTGTCTACCAACTGCGACACGGCTACGACTGCCACCTCGCGTATCGCTCTGATGTTCCACAAGGACGCTTTCGTTCTTGCTGAGCAGATGGGTGTTCGTTCGCAAACCCAGTACAAGCAAGAGTATTTGGGCACGTTGTTCACCTCGGACATGCTGTATGGCGTGGCTGAGTTGCGCGACCTGTCGGCTGTTGCTATCGCTGTTCCGGCTTAAGGCTGGCAAATAAGGGGAGCCTCCATAGGGGGTTCCCTTTCCTTTGTTTAATTATTTACACGAGAGGTAATTAAAGAATGGAAGTACAGTTTAGAGCAAAGAACGCACCTGATGTAATCTTCACTTTTAGCAGTGATTATGACATTGAACAGATGCGTAAGCACAGCGAATACGAAGAAGTTACTTCGGAAAAAGAAGAACCTAAAAAAGTGGGGCGCCCAAAGAAGGCTGATACAGGAGAAGAGTAATGGCTATATTCAGGGGTATTGGTGGTGCAGGAGATAGTACAACTGACGCCACAGTAACCGCCGTAACAGAGCAAGCCGCTAACGCTGCCGCATCCGCAAGTGCCGCAGCGTCTTCTGCTACTGCGGCTGCTTCTTCTGCCACTGCTGCGTCCAACGCTCAGACTGCTGCTGAGACTGCTGAAACCAATGCTGAAACAGCACAAGCTGCCGCAGAAACAGCGCAGACGGCTGCTGAGACAGCCCAAACCGCTGCCGAAACTGCTGAGACTAACGCTGAAACAGCGCAAACAGCAGCAGAGGCAGCGCAGACGGCTGCTGAGACAGCTTATGATAATTTTGATGATAGATATTTAGGTCAAAAGAGCAGTGACCCTACGGTAGACAACGACGGTAACGCTCTTATAACAGGTGCGTTATACTTTAATACCACCGATAGTAATATGTATGTGTATACAGGCTCTGCATGGGTAACTGTATCTAATACTGCTAATTCTACTGCCGCTGCTGCTTCAGCGACTGCTGCGGCTGCTAGTGAAACTGCCGCTGCTGCCTCAGAGAGTGCTGCGGCTACCTCTGAAACTAACGCAGCTACCTCTGCTAGTTCTGCCTCTACGTCAGCAACTGCGGCTGCTGCGTCAGCGACTGCTGCGGCGTCCTCAGCCAGTGCTGCTTCAACGTCAGAGACAAACGCTGCTGCCTCGGCTAGTGCAGCATCAACAAGTGAAACCAATGCCGCTACGTCGGAGAGTAACGCTGCCACGTCAGCCTCTGCTGCCTCTACGTCAGCATCTAACGCTTCTACTTCAGAGACTAATGCAGCAAGTTCAGCAAGTGCTGCTGCTACATCTGCCAGCAACGCTTCTACAAGTGAGACTAACGCTGCTAGTTCTGCGTCTGCTGCGTCCACTTCAGAGACAAACGCTGCTGCTTCAGCCAGCGCAGCCAGCACCAGTGAAACCAATGCCGCTGCCTCGGAGAGTGCTGCTGCTACGTCAGCCTCTAACGCTGCCACGTCAGCCAGCAGTGCATCTACTTCAGCCAGCAACGCTTCCACTAGCGAGACTAACGCCGCTAGTTCGGCTACATCTGCTGCGTCTAGTGCAAGTTCTGCTTCTACGTCAGCCAGTAATGCTGCCACTAGTGAAACCAATGCAGCTACCTCGGAAACTAACGCCGCAACTAGTGAAACTAATGCAGCAGCTTCTGCAAGCAGTGCTTCAACGTCATCTAGTAATGCCGCTACTTCAGAAACTAATGCCGCATCTTCTGCCGCTGCGGCTGCTGCTTCTTACGACAGCTTTGATGACCGTTATTTAGGCGCAAAAAGCAGTGACCCGTCACTAGACAATGACGGTAATGCTCTTATTACGGGTGCCTTGTATTTTAATACCACAAGCAATGGTATGAAGGTTTATACAGGCAGTGCTTGGGTAGAAGGATATAGCGGAAGTTCTACTTTTTTAGCTGTAGCTAACAACCTTTCTGACCTAAATAATACTTCAATAGCACGTACTAATTTAGGCGTAGCGATTGGAAGTGATGTACAAGCCTACAGCAGTGTTCTTGATGCTACTACAGCATCGTTTACTACAGCAGATGAAACCAAACTTGATGGTATTGAAACTGGCGCTGACGTAACTGATGCTACTAATGTAGAAGCCGCTGGCGCTATAATGGACACTGATTTTCCTTCTTCTGGTTTGATGAAACGAAACTTTTCAGGTTCAGGTTCATACAGCCTTGTTACCGATTATAGCACCGAGTGGAACACTGCGTATAACTGGGGTGACCACGCCGCTGCTGGTTATTTGACAGCCATTACTGGTGAGAGTATAACAGACCTGTCTGATGTTTATTCATCAATGTCTCCATCAGACGGTCAAGTGTTAACTTATGATGTGACAAATGGATGGCAAGCTGAAGACTCTCAAGGGGGACTAACTTGGTTTTCAGATGCTCAAAACTCTACTTATCCTAATACAACTATTAAGGTTCATTATTTATTTCCCACTACAGCAGCATCAAACGCCGATATAGCTTTAGTTGCTACAGGAACCGGCGCTATTTTAGCTGAAGTTCCTGATGGCACGGCAACGGGAGGAGATAAAAGAGGCAGCTATGCAGTTGATTTTCAAAAGTCAAGAAACTCAAACACTCAAGTTGCTTCAGGAGTTGCCGCAGGGATACTTTGCGGGAGATATAATACAGCTTCCGCTGATTCATCTGCCGTTTTAGCAGGACAGACAAATACTGCTTCAGGTACATACTCGTCTGTTATAGGCGGTGCTGATAACACAGCCAGTGGTACTTATTCTTTTGCTGGTGGACAAAACTCACTAGCTGATGCTTTATGGTCTACTTCTATTGGCTATGGGGGTGATTCAAGAGGTAGACCTGTTTCTTTTAACATAGGAAACAACTATAAAGGTCAAACAACTATACTTAATGTTAGCGGTGAAACAACAGACGCTACAGCTACAAAGTTAACTACATATTCAGGAATTGGCAGCACAGAGAATTTGTTAGACAGTAATAGTGCTTATGCCTTTAAGATTCTTGTTATTGCACATGTAACAGGAGGAGGTGACACAAAAGCATGGGAACTTATTGGAGCAATTAAACGCAGCCCTACCACACCAACTGTTTCAATTATTGGTAGTGTTACAAAAAATATTATTGCTGCTGATAGTGGAGCCTCTTCTTGGGACATTGACGTTGTTGTTAACACATCTGATAGGTCTTTTACGGTAGAGGTTACAGGGGCTGCTAGTACAACTATAAAATGGAACGCAAGTATGCTTACCTCTGAAATAGCATTTTAAGGAATAAAGATGGCAATTCAATTTGATAACACCAATACAGGAACTGTTACCTTAAAACCACCTTCTAGTGGAACGCCTTCTTTTATTCTTCCTTCTTCTGATGGGTCAAATGGAGATATTTTAACTACTGACGGTTCAGGACAACTTTCTTTTACTACTCCTTCATCAGGCGGTGGTGGTGGAACAGTTCAGCAAATAGTTTATGCTGATAGTAATTCTACAATAAGTAGGAATACTACTGCTTACATTAGTAGCGGTGTATCCCAATCTATTACTGTTGGTGATGCGGCTAATAAAGTAATGGTTCGTTTTACTGGACTTTATAGTGTACAGTATATCAATACTGCTATGTCTATTAATTTTAGGTTGTATCGCAATGGCAGTTCTATAAAATCTTTTAGTGGGAGCCCGGGTTACGGCTATGCCTTTAATAACACTTATTTTTACAGATTTTTTGCGTTGGAATGGGTAGATACTCCCGGCGCAGCAGGCACTTATACTTACGCGTTTTATTTTAATAGAGGGTCAGGTTATGCAAGCTATTCTGCGTTGTTGTTAGGGACTAAAGTTTTAACTTTAATGGAGTTTACGCCATGATTCCTGCTTTTATATTAAGAATACAGGCTATTCAATCTTTACTTCCTGATGTTAATTGGGCAGATGATGAGAACACAGGTGTTACTTGCGAAGATGGTGTAATTCCTCCTACTGAAGAAGAAATTCAAGCAGAAATGACACGTTTGCAAGCAGAACATGACGCGCAAGAATATGCT